ATGGCAGAAACAAACACAACCGTAACCGAAACCAACAAGGCTGAAAATGGCTCCACGGGAGCCTACGGAGGTGATCCCACACAGGCTGTAAAGGGCGGAGCAAATCTCCCTGAAAAGGCTGTATCTACGTCTGAGCCTGAGCAGACGGCAAAAACATTTACCCAGGCAGAGCTTGACGCAATAGTCAAGCAGAGACTTGAAAGGCAGGCAAAGGGACAGCCCTCAAAGGAAGAGATGGAAGCATTCCGAAAGTGGCAGGACAGCCGGAAAACTGCCGAACAGCTTTCACAGGAAAAGATATCTGCTGCCGAAAATGGCAGGGCGGACGCCGAGAAGAAGCTTGCGGCGGCTGAGGCTAAGTGCTGCGCTTATTCCAAGGGCGTAACTGCCGAGGCTGTAGATGACGTTATCGCCCTTGCCATGGCAAAGGTATCGGACGATATGCCCATTGAAAAGGCTATTGATGCGGTCATCTCAAAATACCCTTCTTTCTGCTCTGCGAAAAGCGCCCCTCAGGGTGTCACCACAGGGGTAAGCTTCGGCAACGGCGGCAAGCAGCCTTCGGGCGTAGAGGCGGCGTTCCTTGCGAAAAATCCCAACATAAAAATCTAAAAACAGGAGGAATGTAATTTATGGCACATGAAGCACAGGAAAGATATTCGGCTCTGGTTCTGGCAAAGATTCGCCAGGAAAACAAGCTGAAAAACGGCGTTGTATTTAACACCGACTACGAGGGCAGCCCCAAGGCGGGCGTTGTAAAGATCCCCGTAAGAGATGCGGAGGTGGAGGTATCGGACTACGACCGTGCAAACGGCATTCCCGTTAAGCACGGCAGCACATCTTACATCAACTTCCCCATCGACAAGGAAAAGGCAGTAAATGAGCTTATCGACGGCTACGATGCGCAGCTTGTCCCCGACAACCTTGTTGCGGACAGACTTGACAGTGCAGGCTATGCCCTTGCCGTTGCTGAGGATACTGACGGCGCTACCGTACTTCTCGCAGGCGCTACCGTTACCAACATCGGTGCGCTTACTGTTGACGGCATTTACAGCGATATCGTGGATATCAGGCAGCAGATGAGTGAGGCCAATATTCCCGATGACGGCAGACGCTATCTGCTGGTTACCCCTGCGACCTACTCATTTATCCTTAAGTCCCCTGAGTTTGTCAAGGCTTCCTCTCTGGGTGACAACGTAGTCCAGAGCGGAATCGTAGGACGCATTGCGGGCTTTAACGTTATCGAGTGGAATGACAGGACTGCGGGTCTGGCAATGATCGCAGGTCACCCAAGATTTGCGACCAGAGCGGAAGAGTTCTCCGTTCCCGTACATCTCCAGGACATGAACGGCTCGGGCAAGTACATCGGTGCAAGTGCGGTACAGGGAAGAATCGCATATGCTCACAAGGTACTCAGAAGCGTGGCTATCCGTGCGGTATATGCTCCCGGCTCTCTTAAGCTCACAGCGGCGGCAGGCAGCACAAAGGGCAAGACTGTTATCACCGTTGCGGCAGGCGGCGATGCAAGCGGCACTTATGCGTACAAGGTAAATCCTTCCGCAAGGGCTGTTTACGGCGAGACTTCCACCGCATATGCAGGCACAGCGCTTACCAGCGGCACTACCGAGATCGCAGCTGCCGAGGGCAATGTTATCGAGGTAGTTTGCTTTAACTCGGACAGCAAGGCGGTCACTGTCGGCTATATCACCGTGACTGCTGCGATGCTTAAGGCGTAAGGAAAGGTGAGAGTATGGCGGTCAGTACGGATTTTTATTATGACGTTTTCGGCGGTATGGACTATCCCGACCTTGACCGCCTGCTGACGAGAGCCGAAAGCGAGATAAACTGCTTTATTCTCCGTGCTCCCGAGACGGAAGAGGAGATGAGGCAGTTTGATCTTGCGGTATGCGCACAGGCTGAATATATGGGGCTGTGCGGCGGCATTGATGCCTGGGCTATGTCGGTATCGGGTACGGCGCAGAGCTTCACTCTCGGCTCGTTCTCGATGTCCTCGGGTGGCTCTTCTTCGGGCGGCGGTTCTGCGGCGGCGAGGGGCATATGCTCTCGGGCTGAGAGTTACCTTGAACGGGCGGGACTTTTATACAGGGGGTGCGGCGTATGTTGCTGATATCCCCTATTCCCCGCTGCTATCTTCCCCACAAGGTCAGGCTTATTGAGAAGTTAAGCTCGGACGGGTGGGGCGGCAAGGGTGAGACCCTTGAGACGGACATCAATTTTGTTTACATTGAGCCTTGCCGTTCTCAGCGTTTCTCTCTCGGGGGCGATATTCCCGAGGTAAGGGCAAAGATGTATTTTGATGCTTTTTCTTCCGTGCCCAATGATGTTTCCTTTGAGACGGGGGACGAGGTTATTTTTAACGGTGAGACCTTTGTTGTGAGTGAGGTGGAGACGTTCTTCACACCACAGGGGGATATTCATCATCTGGAGGTGGTGATGACGTGAGGGTGGATATTGAGATAAGGGGCGGCATATCGGGCGGCGATATGAAAGGCGCTATGGACAAGGCGATTTTTGCTACGTCAGAGCAGGCACTTAAAGACTGCAATTATTTCTGCAAGCAGGATTACGGTGCGCTTATTCTCAGCTCCGTTATACATTCAAGTGTAGCGGCTGAGATGATAGGGCAGCACGGAATAAAAACAAGTGATATCCCTGCAAAACAGCTTATTCAGGCTATGACTTCTCAGGGAAGTGACCTTGAAAAGGGAGTTTTGCGCTGGGTTATGCCCTATGCGGAAGCAGCATACAAGTGCCCTACTACATACACAGATAAAAATACCAATGCAGTTCCCGAATGGTGCCAAAGGGCTGAAACGGATTTCGGCGATCAGTGGCAGGCCGTTTTCAAACGTGCGCATGAAAAGGAGATACACCGATGAACGGAGACGTTTACACAAAAATCGCCGAGGAGCTTAAAAGGCTGGGCGGCATTGACGAAATAGGCGTTGTGTCGGCGGCGGGTCAGAGTGCGATCATCTATGCGGGAAACAAGGACATCAAAAAATATTACGACGGGAGCAAAATTCAGTCGGTGATATTTTCCGTTTCAGCTATGGACACAAACAACAGGCAGGCTGTGCTTGTGGAAAAGCTCTGCGGCATATGTGAGACCCTTGCCGCTTCCAAGCCTGTTATCGAGGGCATTTCACAGGTCAAGGTAAAAGTAAATTCACTGCCTGCCCCAACGATGCACAATGAACAGTACTGGATATACACCGCCGGTATCGAAATTACATTTTTTATACAGAAATGAAAGGAATGATTTTATGACACTTAAGGAAATGTTTGCGAAAGTCAAGACAAACCCTGCATTTGTGGGATTTATCACTACGGATCAGATGGTTCTTGCTATTGACGTTTCGGCAGAGCAGAACGCTGATGTTGATGATTTTGCGGTCGCATATATGGGCTTTACAGACCGTTCTTCATCGCTTAATCCCAAGGAAAAGACAAACAGCTATTACTACCACGGCGAAAGCTCCACAAAGACGGGCAATCAGAGAACTATCACATTCAAGTGCGACCGTTACAAGGGCGACCCCTTCCAGGACTTTGTTACTTCATTTGATATGAAATACGCAAAGGGTCAGGCTGCTATTGTAAGATATGCGTGGTTCAATATTCTTACGGGTGAGGGCGAGATCGGCTCGGGTTCTCTTATTCTCGATGATGACGGTTCGGGTGCTCCCGAGGAAAACCTCTCCGTAGGCGGCAGCATCAAAAAGGCTGCCGCTGAGCCCACAAAGCTTGAATATATGGGCTTTGGCGGTTACACTGCTCTTAAGGTGTCTCCTGCTGACTGGGCTTCCAAGTATGACAGTTACTATGAGAGAAAGAACGGTGCTTTCGTGAAGCTCGAAAAGGGTGAGAGCGCTCCTGAGTTTGCGGCTGACAAGTATTATTCTAAGGCTGCTGAGTAAATTCTGAAACTGCGGTATGCGGGGATTTTCCGTGTGCCGCTTTTTCATAAAAAAACGGAGGTTATATTATGGGCTTTAAATTCACTGACCGTATCTGCAACATCGAAATAAACGAAAAGATATACCCTGTTGTCTTTCAGAAGCCTCTTATTGACAGGCTTGAAAAGGCTAAGGGACTGTTTGCAGGTCTTAAGGACACGCTTAAGGGCACTAAGGATATCGACGTTGTATGCAATGCTATTGACAAGGGTATTGATATACTCCTCGGAGACGGCTCGGCGGCGGCTATTTTTGCGGACAGGTTCCAGAATGCTGTTGAGAGATATGCCGTGCTTCAATACGTTTACGATGAGATCATCGCATTTACGAAAAAAATTGCGGAGGAGAAAAATGTTCAGTCCGATGCCGAAAATACTGCACATTGACGGCATTGCCATTCCCATTGACCCCGATTTCCGCATTATGTGCGAATACTCCGAGGCTTTGTCCGAAAAGGACGGTGAAAAGGCTTGTGGGCTTGCGGGGCGGTTTTATTTCGCAGGACTTCCCGAAGGCATTTCTGAAGCTGCGGCGGCTGAGGCTATGACCGATTTTTACATTTTGGGACTTGCTCCGAAAGCAAAAGAAAAGCGGTCTTCCGTTTCGGAGAGCTGTGAGCCGTGCTTTGATTTTTCGGAAGATGAGGCGTATTTTTACGCTGATTTCCTGAACGCATACGGCATTGACCTGAACGTGGCAAAGCTGCACTGGTTTGATTTCTGTGCACTGTTTCGGGGGCTGCCCGATGAATGCAAGCTCAAACAGATAATCGGAATACGCACCGAAAGACTGTCGGAAATAAAGTCATCGGCTGAAAGGTCAAGGGTGATACGGCTCAAACGCATTTTTGCACTGAAGAAGAAACAGGTCCAGAGGTTCAAAAACACTGCTGAACGTGACAGGGCTATGCTTGACGAGGTCGAGCGCATTCACAGAGAGGCTATGGAGAGAATGAGAGGTGGGGGTAAGTGAATGTTGGCGAGATAGTTTATAAGATTCTGGGCGATGATGCCAATTTCAAGAAGGTTATGGGCAATGTCGGCAAGCTTGCCACCCAAACTATGAGCGTTATCGCAGAGGCTGCCCTTGCTGCTTCCGCTGCGGCTGCGACGGCTGTGGGCGCTTTAGCTAAAGAGGCAATCGCAAGCTTCGGGGATTATGAGCAGCTTGCAGACGGTGCGAAATTGATGTTCGGTGAGGCTTATGACTTCATTGCGGAAAAAGCCAAGACCGCTTACAAGGACATTCAGATGTCCCAGAATGATTATCTTGAACAGGTAAACGGCTTTGCCATAGGCTTAAAAAACGCTATGGGCGGCGATGAGATAGGTGCGGCAAAGCTTGCCGACAGAATAGTCACTGCCGAGGCTGATATCGTGGCGGCTACGGGCAATACAGCTGAGAATGTTCAGAATGCTTTTAACGGCATTATGAAAAACAACTACACAATGCTCGATAATTTGCAGATAGGCATCACCCCCACAAAAGAGGGCTTTCAGGAGCTTATCGACAAGGTAAACGCATACAAGGAAGCTCAGGGAGATGCAACAAGATACACTATTGACAACCTTGCGGACTGTCAGAATGCACTTGTTGACTACATCGAAATGCAGGGGCTTTCGGGATATGCTCAGGCTGAGGGTGCCGATACGCTGCAGGGCTCCATGGCAAGTATGACGGCGGCGTGGCAGAATATGCTTACGGGTATGGCTGACCCGACGCAGGATTTCGATGAGCTTATCTCGGCTCTTATCGACAGTGTTCTGAATTTCTCGAACAACCTTATGCCCCGCATTATGGCGGTACTGCCGCAGATGGCGACGGGCATTGCCGAACTTGCGGAGGGCATTCTGCCTTTGATACCGCAGACACTTGAAGATATGCTCCCCGATGTTATAAGCGGCGCTAACAGCCTTATTGCGGCGCTCCTTGACACGCTTTCTGCCGTTGCTGACACTGCCATACCCATTGTTACGGAAAACGCAGATGAGATAATAAACACTCTGCTGTCGGGGCTTATCTCGGCAATTCCCAGCCTTGCATCTTCTGCGGCTGACCTTTGCACGGCGCTTATAACGGCAATACTTGACAATGCCGACATCATCACACAGGGGGCTGTGGATATTGTGCTTGCACTGGCTGATGGTATCGTAAACAATCTCCCTGAACTTATTCCTGCGGCGGTTGAAGCAACAACAAAAATAATTGATGGGCTTTTAAGCCGTACCGGTGACCTTTTAAATGCAGCTCTTGAGATAATAAAGGCAATTGCGGACGGGCTCGTAAGGTCGATACCTGTTCTTCTTGAAGCTGTCCCCACTATACTTATTGACCTTTCAGCAAGTATTGAGGGCAAATCCAAGGACCTTCTTGAACACCCTGCAAAAACTATAGCACTTGACATCTGCGAGGGCATTGCTGATGGAATAATGAGTTTTGACTGGTCTGAGACGGTAAACACAATGCTTCGAAACATTGCAGATGCGGAAGCAGCGGCAGACGGATACGAAGTGCTGGGTTCTCAGGAAGAAGCCGAGGCGCGTTTAAGTGAAGCTCTCGACGAACTTGAAGAAAAAAACGGCAGACTGTCGGGTAGTTTCCTTGAACTCAAGAAAAATCTTCTCGGCTATGAGGAAGAGCTTGGAACGGCAGGAAATTTTGGCAGTGATGCCGCCAAGCGTGCCGAGGAAGATGCTAAGAAACATTTTGCAAGCTTCACCGAGACAGCCCAAGAAGAAGCCGAAAGCCTCATTCTCACAGGTGACGAGCTGAAAGAAGCTGTCACGGCAATTGACAACGCTTATGCGCTGGGCAATTATGACAGTGAAAAGCAGTATTGGGCTGACAGGCTGGCGCTGCTTGAGGCAAACCGCAATGAAGAGGATCAGCAGTGGATAAAGTATTACTCTCAGACTAAACAGCATTATGACAAAGCTGTTGAGACCGAGAGAAATGCTGCGGAAGCTGCTGAAACAAAAGCGAAAAAAGATGCCGAGACTGCTCTCAAAAATTCCGTTGAGGACAAGTTCAGAGAGCTGGAGACCGAACAGCTCCAAAAGAATTATGACGATAGCTGGCTCTTGGAGCAGGAACGGGCTTTCATCGAGACCCTTGACCACAATTCGTACACGTATCAGGACTACAACCTCAAGCTGCTGAAAGAACAGAAAAGCTATGATGACAAGGCTCTGAAAGAGGTTGAGACCGCTGCTAAAAAGCAGCGGGACACTCTTGAAAAAGCCTATGACAGCGTTGTAAAATCCCGTGACAGTCTTGCGAAAAGTCTTTCCTCAAGCGGCGATATTTTTAACAGCTCTGAGGAAACGGACAAGCGGACGGGGGCTAAGACCAAGAAGCGGAGCATTGATCTTGCGGGCTTTGAGAAGAAGATTGAGGCTAAGAAAAAGCTGACATCAAAGATCGCTGAGCTTATGGAGAAAAACACTCCCGATGACATCATCACGGAGCTTCTAAAGCAGGACCCCGAGGACGCTCTTGCCTTTGCGAATGAGCTGCTAAAATCCCCTGACAAGCTGAAAAAGCTTTCAAAGGGCTTTGAGAATGACACAGCTTATAGCAACATCATAGCGAATATGGTAACGGAAAATTCCGACGAGTTCGAGAAGTTAGGTACTGACGCAGGCACGCTGTTTGGCGACAGCTTTATGGAAGCGTTCAAGGCTAACTGGGAGCAGTCCATGAAGGACGTTTTTGACGGCAATTACGTTGACGCTGCGGCGGCGAATGTATCTGCTGCCAACTCTTCGGCGGCTCTTTCGGCAAATACATCGGCTGCGAACACAACGGCGGCGGACAGTCAGGACACATCTGCGGCGGTCAAACGCACATCTGCTTCATCGGGCAGCCCTGTTTACAAGGTGGTTGATCTGGACGGCAGATATGTGGCTAAGGTTGTTGCGCAGGAAAACAAGCGGGCTAAAACTGCCAGCGGAGGTTAAAGCATGAATGATACGATATTAAAAATCGGCAATGTGGATATGTCCGAACACGTTATATGCGAGGCTGTAGATATATCGACAGCGCCTGTGTATTCGGACAGCTTCACTGCTGTAAACGGCAAGGAACGTAAGAAATGTCTGGGTGTGAGTGTCAGTCTGTCGGCTGATTTTCAGGTGCTGTCGGACACGGTAGCAGCTGCCCTTGTGACCGCCTGCAATGCGGACGCGGTGACCGTAAAATACAAATGCCCCACGGTACAGACCAATGTGTTTGACCGCCCGACTATCCGCTGTGTGCCTGTATTTAACGACGGCACGGTGGACTATTACAACATATCCGTATCTATGACCTGCCCTCTCACGGGCTCAGGCCTTTAGCCTGCCGTACAAGATAACCTATCAGGGTACGGAATACGGTGCGGACGTACTGGCTAACATCAGGCTGAGGCGGTCGCTGGAAGGCAAGGGATTTGACGGTGTGGCCACAACGGAATTTTCCTGTGATGTATGGTCGGCTGTGCCGTTTATAGAGGGCAGCAAGGTAACATTTAACGGCTATTTGCTGCCTGATTTTTACGTTGCCCAGCAGTCCTATTCTGGCGGTGTGGCAAGCATCACGGCGTATGACCTGTGTAAAAATCTGGATATCCCCTTTGATTACAGTGAATATGACCAGTTCGAGTACACCTATGACGATAACGGAAATAAAATCGTGGACGAAAGCAAGGCAAAGCGGTATCCCACATCTCAGATAGTGGGAGCAATCGCCAATCAGTGCGGTTTTACCGAGGGCGGATATTCGGGGCGCATGGCACAGCTGTGCTATCAGGATTTTGCAGGCAAGACGTGCAGGGTCATACTCAGCGACCTGTCCCACAATGATGTGGGATACTGGCATGACGGCGGCGGTGTGCTGGCGTTTGTTCCTTTTTCTGCGCCCTCTTCGGGGCTGGATATGCCTGCGGAAAGCGACAGGACGGAGATCATCAGGCGGGGTACCAAGCACATTACGGGAGTATATGCCACTGATGAGGCGTATGGCAACGAGTATGCCTCGGGTTCTGACTGGCGGCACACTGAACGCATTTCGGGACGGTATCTGACTGAGGCGGCTGTACAGCAGATGGTATCGCAGATAGTCGGCAGCGGCGGTGAGTACGCATATCACGGCTGGGAATGTTCGCAGATGATCACTGATTATCTGTACAACATTGGTGATTTCATCGCATACGGCGGTGACAAGCTTCCTGTGCTCAGTGCTGACTTTGATTTCACGGGACTGGGAATTGTGGCTGATGTTTCTGCGCCTGAGGCGGATTGCAGTTTCAGCGAGTATCATGATCTGTACAGCAGAGCTATTGAAAATCGGGTAAAGCTGGGCAAGAAACACGGCTGCATGATGTTCGGCGAAAACGGGCTGAGTTTTGTGTGCCAAAAGGAGGCGAAGGTCAACAGTGGCTGAGCATTATGACCCCTCGGAATATGAGGACCTGGGCGACAAGCTTATCCGCCAGCGTGACAGCGACGAGATTTTTTGTCTGTATCCGCTGCTGTCTGTAACATCTAATGAAACAGAAACGGCTGGCACAAAGGTATTTGAATACGAGCCGTACACTATCACGGTGACGTATGATATTGACGGCGGGAAACGGAAGAATGCCCACTGGACACGGGTTTACAAGGAGGCGGGCGGATGATTTTAGACGGTGGGCTTATTTTACAAGCGTTGGCGGGCGGGGGAAGCTCGGGCGGCGGCAAGGTCAAGCCCATAACTATAACGGAAAACGGCACATACAATGTTTCCGACGCTGAAAAGGCTGAGGGATATGTTGGATTTGCGCCTGTGATGGTTGATGTGCCTGACAGATATCAGGAAGGATATGATAAAGGACACGATGACGGTGTAAAATCGGTTGTTATCAGTCCTCTGACGGTCACCGCAAACGGCACATACAGCGCCGCTGATTATTCCTGTAATGGATTTGACCCTGTGAATGTCAATGTACCGGACAGATATCAAGAGGGATATGAGGACGGGCAGGAACATGGCAAATATACATTCCCTGATGGCACATCATACAGCGATGTTGTAAATATTGTCGGCGGCGATGCCGTTGCTGATGAAACGTTGGGTGTACAGGTCAGAACAACGGAAACATTCGGGGAAAGTATGTATTCCACCAAAACCATTGTTTATGATTTATCGGGAAATCCATTATCAACATTGCGGGATTGGGGATTTGCCAATAGTTTCCTGCCGACATGGGGAATGCCTAAAGTAACATATTTTTCGGTGACTGACAGCACAACAGGAGCCTGGAAGATCATATACACATGGGACAGCGGGGGCACTAACGAATTTACAGGCACAGATACCTATTTGATTGGATTTGGGGCAGATGGGCACAAGTATTCGGCAAGCAATTAAAGGAGGATATTTATGGTAAAAGAAGTAAAAGGCTGCAACAGGGTCATCGAGATCACCCTTGACGGCACTGAATGTGCTGTGAAATTCGATGCTAAATACAACGGATTTGATATCCGCAACAAGTCGGGCAAGGATATCACAGTATCCCTGAAATCAGGTGCTGCCAAGGGCGATGATGGCGTTATCACCATTGGGGACGGCGAGACGTTCAACTATATGCACATGATGGGGCTGGACACTGTATATATCACAGGTTCGGGTGCTGTGGCTGTAGCTGCCAAGAATGAGGCTGCGGCAAATTTTAAGGCTGTTCAGAGAGGGGGTGAGACGAGTAAAAATGGCGTACTGATTGGCGGCACTGTTTACACGGGCACGGAATATAACGAGCAGTCCAAACCGATAAGCGGTCTGAAAGATGAGCTGACAGAATATTGCGGCTTCGGCAGTGACGGCGATTTTATCCCCTGCAATGCGGACGGCACGCTGGGATTTACCATAACTTCAAACACTATCCAGCAAAATTATGGAGAGAGCAAAACAAAGGCTGACGAATCCGACTTAGTATCAACGTATAGTATCATTTTGAAAAATGATAAAATCTTTGCCTTTAAACATGGCGAAAAGGAAACTCATGTTATCGCAAAAGATACGAACGGAAATCCTGTACTGTTTTGGTGCTGGAACAGCCAGTATATTATCACTAATCCTTCGGGTTCAACGGGATACATGAGTTATCTTGCCCAAAACAATGCCTCGTACAAGCATTATATCGTACCCATGTGCGATTTCCTTGCAGGAAATGAGATAGACGGGCTGTATCTTGTAGTTGCATCACCATCAACAAGCTACACTGATTATTTTGTCGATTTTGACGGAGGTATCTACCGATTTTTCGGGCAGGGCGGACATCAGTTTGCGGTGAAGGTAATTTAAGGGGGAATGAAAATGGCTGCAAAAACAAATTACGGTCTGGTCGCATACGCCAAAGCTCAGTTGGGTCTTCCCTACTGGTACGGCACATTCGGTCAGATCGGAACGGAAGCCCTGTACACTTCCAAGAAGAAACAGTGGCCTAAGTTCTATAAATGGGAAGGGACTGCTTACAACAACTTCTCTTCCCAGTACGGCAAAAGGGTCCATGATTGTGTAGGGCTCATCAAGGGCTACCTCTGGAGCGAGACACCTACCTCGACACCCAAATACAACAGTGCTCAGGACGTGTCCGCAAATATGATGCGGGCAAATTGCAGGGAACGTGGTGCTATCTCAACCATGCCTGACACACCCGGTGTACTGGTCTTTATGTCGGGTCATGTAGGTGTGTACATCGGCAATGGCGAGGTCATTGAGGCTCGTGGGCATGAGTTTGGTGTAGTCAAAACCAAACTCGCACTCAGGCCTTGGAAATGGTGGGGTAAGTGCCCTTACATTACATATCTGGACAAAGCTCCCGCAATCACTATTGACGGTGCAACCGCCACAAAGCCCGGTACGACTTCCGCCATCGGCGTTGCTTCCAAAACAGTAAAAAAGGGCTGCTGGAATGTCAGGACGCTGCCCTCTGCCGATGCCGCTGTGATAGCTCAGGTCAAGGGTGGGCAGGTACTTAGCGTCGCCACAGGCTGGTCGTATGTGCCTGCTCTTGGCGGTTGGATATCGGATAAAGGACTGGAATAAGAAAGGAGATCATCATGGATAATATTAAAAGATGGTTTATAGCCATTGGTGCAGCGCTGTCAAGCTGGCTCGGTCTGCTTTACGTGCCGATGATCGTGCTGATACTGTGCAACATCATTGACTATGGCACGGGGCTGTGTGCCGCAAAGTACCGTCAGGAGACTGTATGCTCGTACAAATCTATCCGAGGAATTGCAAAAAAGATATGTATGTGGCTGTTGGTTGCGGTAGGCGCTATACTGGACTGGCTGTTATCTTTTGCCGCTGCGAATATAGGGGTAACGATACCGTTTCATTTTCTTGTTGCATCGGTGGCGGCTGTTTGGCTCATCGCCAACGAGATCATTTCTATTCTGGAGAACGTCAAGGACATCGGTGCACCTCTGCCGCCTTTCCTTTTGAAACTGGCGAAAAACATAAAATCCAAAACGGAAGAGGCTGCTGATATGCAGATAGGTTCAAAAGAGGATAAATAAAATTTTCTCCCGCTCTCAACCGAGAGCGGGAGATTTTTGTATTATTTGTATTATTGATTTTTGCCTATATCTTCGGATATTAGTCTGTTAATGTATCCATTAAGGCTTTCCCCGTTAGCTTCTGCATAACTTTTGTACACTTCTTTTTTCCCTTTAGGAAATGTTAACGTAAATCTATCGTATTTTTCTGCTATAAATTCATTTTGCCTTTTTAATTGATTTTCCTTTTCAGTACCTTTGGGATATTTTCTTGTGCCCATATTATCACCTCAAAGGTATTATATCATTTTTGGCTTATATTACGCAATATGCAATACGTATAAAATATTACGTAATACTTTGTGAATTTTGTCTATTGAAATGTATTACGTAATATGATATAATATAATCACAGTAAAGATGAAGGGAGGGAAAAACAACGAGCAAGAAGAAAAAGAAAAACCGCTCAAGAGGAGGCCAATCCTCAAGAGCGGAAGCGAAAACGGTAAGTAAAGCCGCTGTTTTCGCAAGTATAGCTCAGGCGATTTACTTCATAATAAAAATCGTCAAGGAGCTTAAAGAATAAGAGCCAAGGCTCTTAGAGAAAGGGGGTGGGAACACCCCGCCCCCCTCTTTTCTGATTATAACATACAGATAGGAAGGTGTCAATATGAAAAAGAAAAAAGTGCTTACTGCTGTTCTTGTTGCGATCGGAATAATTTATATTATAGCAACGGTCATCGAAATAGTGAACTGGTAACAGTATAAAAAGTGCAGCCGCTACCCTGGAAAAGTTACGACTGCACCGCACAAAGAGACAAGGCACGCCGCTCTCACAGCTGCCCCATCTCTTCCATTATAAACAAAACTGTGAGAGATGTCAAGTTTATTTGGAGGATAAGATTATGAAATATGATATTAAGTTTAGCTGCGGACATGAAGAAACCATCGAACTGTTTGGCAAGGGCAGCGAGAGAGAAAGAAAGATTGCATATTATGAGGAGTACGGTGTGTGCTCTGAGTGCTACAGGAAGCACCTCGAAGATGTGGCAAAGCACAATGCAGATTTCTGCAACGACCAGGGGCTGGTCATTACGATTGGGTCAAGTGCTCAGGTGCGTGAAGCATATAAGATTGCCGCTAATTTCTTCACAGAGTTTGATAGAGCAGTTAAGGAAACCAAGGAATTTGCATCAGAGCACCCCGAAGAAGCTGAAAGAGCGCAGAAGGACATCGACCACGGTTTTGCAGTCAAAGCATTGGCTACAACAAAAACAAAAGCTGATTTTTGGATTGATAATCAGTATGTAGCCGGGATTTTTAAAGTGCTCAACAAAGAACTGAAAGCCAACAACGGAATCATTCCCAGCGTCCCCTGCAAGCCTGACGTTATAACAGGCAGCTGGAACGGCCGCATATACGGCAAGGCGGGAAAATACCGTATATACATTGACGGCAAAGAAACATTCATTACTGATGAACAGGCAGAAGAATGCAGAAAGTACGGTGAAAACAGATGAGAGCTGCACTGTACATCAGAGTGAGCACTGTCGCACAGGCTGTCGAGGGCTATTCCCTCGACGCCCAGCGCCACACGCTGGAGGCTTACTGTGCCGCTCATGATTATGACATTACCGCCGTGTATATTGACGGTGGTATCAGTGGAAAAGACATTGACCACCGACCTGATGCAACTAAAATGCTTCGTGATGTCCCGCATAACAAGTTTGATCTGATAATCATTTGGGCATTGTCACGACTGACACGTTCCGTTGCAGATCTATTCAGCATAAATGCACTATGTCAGAATTATAACGTCGGGATAGTTAGCGTAACAGAGACATTTGACACATCGACGCCGATGGGACGTGCAATGATGGGCATGATTGGGATTTTTGCACAAATGGAGCGAGAGATCACCGCCGAGCGAGTAAAGGTTGCGATGCTGGAACGTGCACAGCAAGGCAAGCGGACTGCAAACCACACACTGGGATATGACAATGACGGTCATGACAGTGTGAAAATAAATAGAGAAGAGGCCGAAATTGTACGGTACATATTTGCGAAATATATCGAACACGGCAGCTTGTCGGCCGTAGCCGAGCTGTGCAACATACGAGGGTATCGAGGCAAAAGAGGCAGTAAATTTAAAGCTGAAAGCATACATCAGATATTGACACGTCATATATACCGTGGATATTACAGCTATTGCGGAAATATTTACAAGGGAAATTTTGAGCCTATAATTGATGACAAGACGTTTTTTAAAGCTCAGAGGATACTTAATAGGTATAAAAGAAATAAATAAACATGATGGTCAATCCATTTTGACACCCATCTTGACACCCATGTTTGCGGAAATGTGAGCAAAAAAGCCCTGTTTTGAACAAAGCATACAAGCAAATATTAAAAATAAACAGCCCCTTAAACCACGCATTATAGCGGTTTAAGGGGCTGCTTTTATTGGTCGAGGTGACGGGACTCGAACCCACGGCCTCTTCGTCCCGAACGAAGCGCTCTACCAAACTGAGCCACACCTCGGCAATATGAATATTATATCATATCGGGCAGGGTTTGTAAAGCCTTTTTTGAAAAAAATTGCAGAGGTGTGCTTTGCTTATGAAAGCTTATGCGGAATGCTATGTCACCTCTGCCGTTACATTTACCGCAAAAGTGATGTTTTCCTCGGAGGTGTGGCTTTGGGGGAGGATAACGGAAAGAAAGCCCTCGCTTAGCCCACGCCTGCATATTTCTTCCGAGGAAAGAGAGATTATCCGCTCCGCTTCATGGGCGTATTCTTCGGCATTGGCAGAGCTGCCGGTTTCGTCTATACGGCATTTGAGGGACATATCTATGACGTATTCACCGCCGTTTTCCTTGCTTTGATAATAGACGGAGCCTTCGGCTTCTCCGAGGGTCATGCTGCCGCCCAGCACGCTCAGGCGTATGCCCTTTGCGCTGCGCATAAGGTCAAGGGCGGCGGTCTCGGATATATTCAGCTCCGATGTGCTGTTTGGCATGATTATTGCCGAGCCGCATATTTTATCGTCCCACATGGGTATTATGGCGATGGTATTGTTTTTGGCGGCGGCGGTGACGGTTTTAAGGTCGGCTCTTTCCGCCAGACCCTCGCTTTGGTAATGGCTGACGATGCCTGACAGTTCGTCGGCGCTTACGGCTGAAACGGCTTCCTTTGGGGTATGAGTGAAGAAAACGGGGCAGCCTGCGGATATGCGCTCGCCTGCCAGTGCTTTCAGTTTGCCGCTGTCACGAATTATGCTTTCATTTGCGTATATGGCGGTGCAGTGACCGAAAAAAAGTTGCCTGCCGCTGTTTCGCATTATCATGTCCGCTGCCTCGCTTATGCTCCTGCCGCTGCCGCTCAGCGCTTTGTATTGTGGGTCTGAATCCTCGCTGTCGGTGCTGTTATATACCTGAACGGTCAGCTCGTAAAGTCCGTCTGTTTCCGATATGCCCATGAGCTGAACGAACATTCTTTCGTTTACCTGGACTGCACTGCATGAGGTCATGGTCAGTGCCATGAACAGTGCTGCGGCTGCGCAAAATAGCTTTTTCACCTTGCTTTCCTCCTTTTTTCTGGTATGAATATAAGCGCCAAGGGGATCGCTCCCACAAGGATAAATGTGCAGACGGGGGAGCGGTAGATGCTTCCCACGCTTATTCCCCACAGCTCCGCTTCGGCGCCGATGAGGGCGAGGGCTGCCGTCAGTATGCCCCACCACCTGAACTTTGGCACGGCGGCGGTAAGGGAATGGCCTGCGCAGGCGCACATAAGGGAGGATACCGCTGCGGCGATAATTGTCCAGAGCATGAAAAATGCTCCGTCGGGGCGGAAGCTCATTTGGCGTGAGGCGTAGATAACTGCGTCCGCCATGGGATAGTCGGAGGCAAAAACAAAGTCGTCCAGCACTGCCCACACGCCGATTATTACCAGCGAAAGGGCGATGAGCATTGCCGCTGCTCCGCCGAAAACGCCTGCCCGGGTACGTTTGCCAAGCCCTCCGCTGAGTATGCACAGGGCTGCCGCTCCTGCTGCGGCGACGGGGAATATGCCCTCAAGTCCTCCTGAGAGGGATATGGTTTCGGGAACTATCTTTGCATAGTCGTAGGAGATGATATCACCGAAGCCGCTTATTACATATGCTGCGCCTGTCAATATGAGCATGAAGATAAGGACGGTGCTCATTCGGCTGACGGTTTCCGCCCCTGTGTGGGAGATGTACCCGCATATTAAGCCGAGAAAAACTGCGCACACTGCGGCGCTTGCTTCAAAATATCTTTCGGAGACGAAAACGGAGTATTTTGCGATAAAATCCGCCGCTGCGGAAATGAAAAATATGCTGTAGAGGACGGAAATGAGCCTGCCGATAAAGCCTGTACGCATTACAGCTATCTGCGGTACGCTTCCGCTGCCGTCCTTTATGAGTATCACCAGCGGGATAAGGGCAAGGGTGATGAGAATGACTGCCGAGACGGCGTTTGAGAGCATGGCTCCCGTGTCCGTAAAATCGGATATTATCAGTCCGAAAACGCCAAGGGCTGCCAT